GTTCATACATTTTTCTAGTTTTTCTTTTTGTTTAAAAAATGCATCAGATGCAAAAGTTGGAACACATGCAAAACGCATCATTGCATCACCTAAGTCTGTATAAAATGCTAATTTAAAATCATCTATTTTACGAGTAGGGTTTACTTCCCAAGTAGGTCTTTTAAGTGCTAAAATTTTAGGAACTTTGTATGAAACAATATCGTCTTCTTCCCAACTAATTTCAAATTGATTATTAACATCGTCATGTGGTAGGTCTTCATTCATAATAAAAACGTGTTTCTTTTCTACTGTTTCTTTTTCTGCAATTACGTCATCATATCTTTTAGAAATAAAGTCTCCTTGATACCGTGGAAAAGAAAGTAAAACTACTTTACCAAGATCTGGGAAACGAGAATCTACGGATCCACGAAACGCTTTATAAATGTTTTCTGCAGTTTTACCTTGCTCATTGCCAGTTCCAACTTCAGATGCAAAACCAGAAATCTCATCAAGCACTGCAAGTAATAAGTTTAAACCTTCATGCGACTCTCTTTCTGAGTGACCAGAATAAACTGTAATTGATTTATCAAATTCTATTGAGTCTGCTTTAGCATTATACTTACCAGCAAACCAAGGAGATTTTTCAATCTTTGTTTTAAAGCCTTTAAAGAAAACGTTTTTTGCTTGTTGTGCATTAATAGCAACGTTAATTAAATCTATTGCATCTCCACTTGGTTTTCCGAAATATCTTGCAGGGTCTTTAAGACATAATAACTTATAAACAATATAAGCACAAGCAACAGTAGAGGTAAAATCTTTGCCAGAACCTTTACCCAACTGTAAGATAATTTCATTTTTAGTATATTTATCATAATATCTTGCCCCTTCTACAGAACCATATAGTTCTTGTAAATCTTCTTTTTTATAGATTTGACTCATTGCTTCCACAATGTCATATTGAATTGAGGATAGCGGTGGCTGACCTAAATAATCAGAAGACTCAACAAATGTTTTTGCATCTACTGGCTTTTCTTCAAATTGATTCTCTTTTAATACTTCAAGAAAATCATTGAACATCGTGGACAATTGTAATCACTTCTCCTTCTTTGGCGATCTGAGAAAGACGTTGCATAATTAAGTCACGTATTTCAGGATGTTCTGAAGCAACATCTCTTAAAATTCCAATAAGAACTTCTTGCTTACGCTCAATCTGAACCATCTCTTCTGCAAGTTCTTTATTTTCAAGAAGTCCAGCCTTTTGCAACATTTCAATTCTAGACTTTTCAATATCCATAACTAACTTAATTGCTTGAGTTTTAGCACTAAGATTATTAGTTAAACTTGATTCATCAATAACTTCATAAGCCTTTGTAATTAATTTACTATAGTGTGTGTCTGCTCCAGCAAGTGCTTCTTTTGCACGGGCACGGATAGCATCATTAGCAGATGCCATGACTTTCCATTCATTAATTAACGTAACAACACGGGTACGTGGCATATCTAATTCTTTAGAAATTCTGGTAGGATCTTGACCTTTAAGGTATTCTGTTACAACCTTATTTACTTCATCAAGGTGCTGAATTAAGTCTGTCTCAGTTGACATATTTTCCTTCTAATCTATTGATTTCATCTTTGATATAAAAAATTGCTTTTTCTAAATCTTGTATTGTTTTGGCCTCATCCTTTAATCCTGCTCTCCACAGATATTTAAAAGCATTACCTATATTAAAATTTCGATGTCTTGTAATTTCTATACACTCTACACCGCTTGGGTCAGTTGTATAATGAATCGGATGATTAACTTGATCAACCGTAATATTTAAATTATTACTCATCGCTTTGATTTCCTTAATCCAAATTTTGCAAGGTGTACATAGATTGTTTCTATGCTTACCCCGCACTCTTTAGCAATTTCTTCTGGAGATTTTTTATCCATAAGATACCTCTTACGAAGCCAAACCTCTGACTTATACAGTTTACCACTCATAGTATTATTTGTCAACTCCTATTGCTTTATTCCAATTATTAATAGCCCAGTGGCCGATGCCACAAGCGTCAGCAACGTCATTATCGTTAATAGTTTTATCATAGATGATTTCAATTAACTTCATAGTCCTTTCTTTTCTAAACTGCCGTTCAAATGTTTTATACCAAGAATCTGATTTACCAGGATTTTGTGATCTTATAACCAACTGTTCTTCTTTTGTTAATTTTTTATTACCTAAATAATTTTGCCATGTAATTGGAGAAACCTTACCAAAAGAATTAATACCAGATAAACTAGCAGCACCAAGTAGTGCCCCTTGAACTAGCGCCAAGTCAGCAGCAGTTTTAGGACTATTCATATAAACGGTATGCTCAATAACAATAGCGTCTACTGATTTAAAATATTCAAACAAAGCCTTAGATTTTCTACAAGCATCAGCGACTTTGTCATAAATATCATTACCTTCAAATTTTATTTTGCCAATATCTCCAAGGCTTTTATTTACGTAAAAAGCAAAAGCAAGACTATTAGTACTGGCATCAATAGCACAAATATTTTTAGGCTGAATCTCTATGCCCCACTTATTCTTGCTCATAGTCAAAAAATCCTTTTATTTGTTTTAACATCTTGTCAACTTCTTTTTTACTTACATTGCAATTAGAACAAAATCCTGAGTCGTTATATATGGATAACTGTTGTCCACACCCACCAAAACATTTTCTAACTTTGCCAATTCTTTTTTGTCTACGGGTAATGTTATACCTTTCAACAATTTTATCTTTTGTTGCGGCATCTCTACACTTTTCCCCGCAGTAAATTTGATAACTTACGTTGGGGGTAAAAGCATTGTTACACTTTTCACAAAGTTTCACTAAGCCCCTCAAGAGGTTTTATTTTAAGAACCCCTACTTCTGCCTCTGCACAGGCTTTTTGAATAGGGCAACCCTTGCAGATTTTAGAGTTAGACCTATATGTTTTAACTGGAATATCTCTATCTGTCCAAGCCTTACGAACTTGTCTCATCCAGTCAAATGCGTAGTCAATCCATTTACGGTATTCGTCATTAACTTGCACTGGAAGTGTTAATAGTTCATGATTATTTTTATTTTCATAAATTAAAACACCCTTGTCTTTCTTTAATATTTTCATATACATTAACAACTGCATTAGGTGCCCACCCTTGGGCTTCCTATTTGCTTTCTTATATTCAAATCCATCGTTTGGCATTGTTTTAATTTCACCAACAATAGACTGCCCATTAAAGTCAAGCATGGCATCGCCATAACCAAATATTGGTGGATCATCTGATTTAACTGTAAACTCTAGCGCAGGATGTTTTTGCTTGCCATATTTTCTTTCTGCTGTTTCAAACTCCATAGTTTTATCAAGAATGTCAGCACTAATCATTGCATCTTGAATTCTATCGTGACTTAAGGTACCGCTGTTTCTATTTGCCACGCCATAAGGATCTGCATTGTCATAAAATACTGCGCCATCAAATGCAAGATACCAAAAACGAGCACACTCTCCAGAACCCCAAGCCAAGCCAGATGGGGAAAAAGAATATTTCTTAGTAAATTTTGGTTTAATATCAGCAATATATCCGTGTTGAATAGCCTGTACTAAACCTTCAGTATAGTCAATATCTCCATTATGGATTGGTTCGTCTTTCTTAATCATAATCTGTTTTAATAAGTTTTTAGTCATTTTTATCCTTTGTTTTATATAAGTATAGCAGGTTAGCGTATTATGTATTTTAGTGCTGATACTAGGTTATTAATTGATTCTGCTGCCGTGAAATATATGTTCTTTTTTGCTCTGTCACTTTTATCTACATTGGCCATCCAAGTTGCTCTGAATGACATTTTTGCTGCTATCGCTTGAAGTCTTACGATTTCCACTGTAGCAACATTAAGTGGAACATCTGGCTTAATGATTAACTTAGCAATCATTGTTAAAGCCATTGTTAACTCTTCATCTTTCATATAGTCAGCAATCTCAGTTAAACCATTGACCATATCTATTGTTGTTCCTGTTGGTTGAACCTGTTCTATCACCTTATTCCCCCTCCGTTAGTTGTTCTAAAAGATCCATCTCAATTATAGCAAGCCTTACCTTTGTGTTACCCTCACCCAAAATAATAATTATTGCAGGGGATTTATCAGTTCCTGACTTAATAGAATCAGTTACAGCCTTAGCCCATACATCTTTATTTAAAGTAAAAGACTTGCTAACCTCTTTAAAGTCAACAACAAAGTTTCTCCATGTCGCATCTCCTTTTTTGTTGTTGCGACCTGAGTTCTTGTGTTGTTTTGCACCAATTCTTTTAGACTCGCTTCTTTCACTCATTTATAAAATCCTTTTTCTTTCTTTTAGGCGGTAATAGTCCAACTTTTGATATATGTTTTTTAGAACACATCCAAGTTGCATCTCCAGTTTCTCTCCAATACCTTAAAGATAATACTTCTTCTTGACAGGTTTTGCATGGAAATTTTCCTGGATAAACCGTAAACTCTTTAGACATTACTCAACTTATCTTTTAATTGTTGCTGTAAATCTAGATCTTCCTTTATTCTATTAACTATTCCATCTCTTCCTTGAACTTTGGTTCCATCATCTAATTGATACCAAGCACCAGTTCTATTTAGCAAACCAACAGACTCTGCTGTATCAACAAGATCTCCAATAGCATCAATGCCAATATTATCTCCACGGAAATAAAAATCATATTCGCCTGATTGAAACCCTGGAGATGTTTTAGAAAATTGTAATTCCCAACGAATTTTTCTTCCTATTTTTTCTTCAATTAACTTATCTCCAATTTTTATTTTACCCTTAATTGCTTGATTATCAGACTCTGATGAAAATAATTTAACAATACAGGAAGAATAAAACTTAGTGGCTTGTCCACCAGAAGGTTGCTGACTAGTGTACATAGCGCTAATATTGTTTCTTGATTGAGAAATAAGAACAAGCAGGGTGGGCTTTACTTTGTTATTAGCATAGTTAAGCATTTTCCAAGCATTGCTAAAATCTCTTGACTCTGCACCAATTTGCTTAGTGTTTTCAAGAGCCTTCATTTCATCTGTATCTTTTTCAAAATAAATTGCGGGTAGCATAGAAGTAATAGAATCAACTACAATTAAGTCAACACCAGCATTCATAAGGCCAACACCAACATCTACCATATCGCTGATAGTTCTTGCTTGTGAGTAGATTAATTTAGTTGGATCTACTCCTAACTGCCGTGCCCAATCCTCAGAATAAGACATCTCAGAATCAATCCATGCACAAACCTTGCCTTCTTTTTGTGCTAAAGCAATCATCTGTAAACACATTGATGATTTTGCTGAAGATTTGCTTCCCCAGATTAATACTTGTCTGCCATAGGGTAGTCCTCCGCCTAGTGCACGATTTAATCCAAAACTTGGAGTTGGTTGATACTCAAATGTAATACCCTCTCCTGTACCTAAACGCTTACGTATTCTTGGGTCTAACTGTGACAATACGTCCTCTATACTAACTGACATTTACATCCTCCATTATAACTGTTCCATCTTTAGTTTTACCGAAACTAAACTTATATGCCTTGCCTTCTTCTATATGCATGTATGCTTTTGGAAATGCTGTTGGAAATACCGTAACAGAATGCAAGTCTCTTGAAGTGTCTGCTAAAGTAAGTGAAGCCATTTTTTTACCAGTTTTTGTAATTCTTGGTTTAAATGAAACAACAAACATTTCTTCCTCTGTATAAGGTAATTGCTTATAACTTAAAAATCTTACAAGCGCATTTGAAGATCCTTTTATTTCATCAACAGGAACTGCAGAAACAATCCTATTGTCATTAGCAAGAACCAAGTAAGTACGACCCGTCTCAATAGTTGTTGCTTCATCATCAAATATGCCAACAGACCCAGTCTTGTCCAAAATTTCAACTCTTGACCATCCTTTTCCTCGTTTGATTGCTTTAGCCATTCCCAATAAAATAAAAGAACCTTTTTCTTCAAAGTCACAAACCTCTTGAATAAATGCATAATAGTGTGAAGGTATTGAAATATTAAACTCTGGAAGGTTTAAATACTCATAAATGTTTTCTTTAATCTCTGTATCATTTCTGGGATTATCTGAAAAGGTTGCTGCACCTACTAAGCGCATTGCTGCTAAAGCACGACTATTTACTCCATTACCTTTTGTAAAGGTAAACTCTTCAAGTTCTTTATATGTTTTAAAAGGTCTTGCTGCCATGTATTTGTTTGCAATATTGTTAGATATATACTTAATGCTGGTTAGTCCAAACCTTATTCCCTTACCCTCAATTTTAAAATCTAGGTCAGAGTCATTGATATGTGGAAGTTTAATTGATATGCCCATGCGCTTTGCTTCAATTAAATACTCTGTACGCCCATCTTTATCTTTCTCATTTTTGAGAAGGGC